AAAACTATGCTGAGTAATTGTTCCGCTCGATGGGAGGCTACCCGATACAGCCACGCAACCCGTAAAAGTTGTAGCCGTTTTACCCGTATATCGAAATACATTCGTGCCATCTGTAGCAACACCTGCATTTACAAAGTTGGTTGTGTCGGCTACAGTAATTGTTCCGGTATCTTCACTTGATGCCGTAGTTGTTGCTAATTGAGTTTGTGAGATTTCAATGTCGCTTGTGCTTGAAACAATGCTACAAACTTCACCTGCTTTGACGGCTCGCATAGATGTGAGTTTGACTATTCCTGTACCGTAGTCTGCATTAGCAGATGCAAGGAATTCATTGTTCACGGCTACATTCGATGTTGAACCTTCAAGAGTAAATGTAGGACTAAAATTAACCGCCGCTTTGCTTACCCTGTCCTCTTTATTAATGAGGTCTGCAAAATTTTGAGCGACGGTGGTGGCATCAAAGTCATCACGCCATTGTCCTGTGCCTGTACCTTGAGAAAGTGTGGCTACGCTACCGTTTCCCGGTGAAATATATACACTCGCAGAAGAAAGGTTTGACACATCATTGAATTTAAGTCGAGCCTCCGCCGCCGCAATTTCACGGTAGTCATCACCCTGCCAAAGTTCAATGCGTAGCATTTGTTGTACATTACGGAATAGCAGTGGGCTTGTACCTACATAATCAGTATAGTATCGTCGTCGGTACGGCTTGTAAGTATCAAAATTGATGTATTCTGCGGCAACGAGATATGGTCGCCAAGCGTTGCGTGTGAGATTATCAATACGGTCTTGCATCTTGAGAATAACATGTTCCACTTTGGCTTTTGTCATTCCACGAACACGACCATTTGTGAATGATGCAGTGTTTTGCACATATCCATTATCTGCCACTTCATAATCGGATGCAGTAAGTGTTGCACCACTAAAGGTAAGTTTAACATGAGCGGATTTGCCACCAGCCCCCCTTCCAATAGCGGTGATTTCTAAATCATCCTCACCAAACGGGTCAGCGTCGCTATAGACTCTAATTTTGTCGCCAACGCTAAAACCTACTTGGCGAAATTCATTTCCTGTAATATATACTGCATCTGTGTCGGCATCAGCACTCATAAGAATTGCATCTTGCGGTCCAATATCAAGAAGGTCTGCAACTTTTTGTGCGGTTGTGTACACTACTTCGTCGGGGTATAGTGGTCGAGTTTCCGGCTCACCGGGGCTGAACACTATTGGCATACATCAAACCCCCCTCACTGTTCATACGGCTCTTGCTTTAATACACTCCAAGCATCACGCATAGCAATATCACGAGAGGTCATGATACGCCGCATGTGTTCTGCGGCGGCATCTTCATCAAAATCATCTTCCTCTTCTTCATCACTTTCTTGCGAAAGCGTTTGGCGAAGTTTGCCTTGCTCATCAAAAAGGTCTTTTCCTCTTTGTTGTAAAAATTGTTTGACACCTTCTTTTTCTCTTACATTTTCAAAATGTTCGGGAGATTCATCCCCCATCCATTCATCCGGTCCTTCTTCTGGTCCTTTAACTGCTCCTTGCTCGCTCTCAATATCGGGTTCGCTCAACGATTCTTCTAAGGATTGACCCTCAAATGGCATACGCTCATTCATAAATTTAAGGCCGTGAGCATCGGGGTTGGCTACGGCTTCTCGCATGAGTGCATCCCTTGCTTGTTGAAACTGCTCACCCTGTACATCACCACCCGCTCCTCGTAGTGCTTCTGCGGCCTTTTTGTTTGCCCATTGTTGTAATCTCATTTCTTCACCGCTTTCGGTCAAGATTTTTTGACGATGTGGTTTCATTGCTTTAATTAAAATTTTCATACCTACAACCTCTTGCTTTCATCTCGATGTCCTAAATTGTAATCCATAGGTTTTTCGCACGCACCGCATGTAGCACGCCATAAGAAGTGGAGAAACCCACAATGCTTACAGCGTGTACCTGCACCGATGTTAAGTATATCACCTATATCACGGTTGCGACTTCGTTGTGCTCTTGTTACGCCCTCAAGTGGCTTTTCGGGTTTAGCGACGACATCGCCGCCGTACTGATAGTCAGCCTTCGTGCCTTGCTTTGACCCACGCACAATATCGCTAAGGTCAATGTTGCGAACATCGAAGCCCATGTTACCCAATCACCTCAAGCGATTTGGTAAGTGACCATGACAAACATATTTCCCAAAACGGAAAATACCTCAGTATCAATAACTGAGTTGTTTGCACTCGCATCAGCGATTGATTGAACCGCCGTACTGATGGTAGTGTTGAGTGTCGTAAGGTCGCTAAACTCTTTTGGAGAGTAAGGTCCAAACACTTTCACTGCAATTTTGCTTAGTGCAACCATGAGGTATCACCTCACGAGCGACGACCAATTGCTACGAAAGTACAAGCCGCACCAACATTTAGTACGATAGTTGTGTTGTTAATACCAGATGTCGGGGCTGGAGCAGCCGCACCAATATTATTCACCATTGCACCGTCTATTGAACTCATAAACGAACTCAAATCAACGGCTTCTGCACCATCGGTGCTACCTGTAACTACGATTCTGTCACCAAACACTGTTGTTCTGTTGTCAATTGTTATTGCCATATCTTTTCACCTCATTCTGTTATTTCTTCTGTATCATCTGTAGGATTTAAATGTGCCTGTACGAGTGTGAGTGCGGCTGTCTTTGTAAGATAGCCACTACCTCGCTCCACACCGTTGTCATCAAGCCATTGAAGAATGTCTTTTCTTGCCCAGCCATTATCGGGGATGCCGTCATTGCCACCGTCAGTAGTGACTCCTTCATCGCCCTCAATGGTAAAGTGTTTTGCTGGTAGTCTGTGTCGCCACTCATTTAACCACTCTTGAGTAACTTCCTCGGTTTCACCACGAATCCATTGACCCGCTCTATCGGCTCGCCTTCTCAAGTAAAAAGGCCCGATGAAAGTTACTGTAGGCACTTAAAACCCTCAGTTGTACATCACTAACAGGCTATGTGCTTCTGCCGCACCTGTAATGGTAATTGTCAAACTGCTTACTGCAATTTTTAAAGCCGCTTGTGTACCGCTTGTTTGGTTTCCTGTAGCCAATAGAATGCTTGTTACTCCACCTGCGAGTACGACTGTACCTGCACCTGTTGTGGTAATAAGAGCCATCTTTGGTGCGGCATCGTAGCCGTTTGCTCCATCGCTGTTAGAAGCATTGAATGTACCCGGACCACCGCCCGGATATGTTACATCTGCTGCTCCGTCGAGCCATTCTGTTGTGTCGTGAGAACCTGCTCGAAGTTCCCATGCACCTACTAATGTTGGTGTTGCTGTTCCGCTTACTGTTAATTCATTTGCCATAATTTTTCACCTCAATGTTAAATTCTCCAACCTCACTTAAGGTCACGAACTGAACCATGACCTCCGAAGAAAGTTGTCCACAATTCGCCCATTGTTCGGTACATACCCTCTTGTCCAAGACGGTTGATAGCGAATGGGTCGCCTGTTTCAATACCACTTTCAAAGTATTGTGTTGGAATTGCTGTACTAAAGTACAAGTAATCAGTATCAAGATAATAGATACGGCTGAGTGTGTCGGTTTGAACATCCTTTGATGGAATGATTGGAATACCGTTGTATGTTGCAACGATAAAACCTGCTTCAATACCGGGAACACCCTTGACACCGTTGTAGGTAGGTGTGACTCTCTTCTCTTCCATAAATCGCTGTTGGCTTTGGAGGAGTTGTTGTAGTCGCATCAATGTGTCGTAACCTGTAAGCATGACCTTTGGATTTCCACCACGAGTCCAAATCTTTTGGAACAAGTCGTCAAGTTGGTCGAGTGAAAGGTTTCGGTCTGTACCACTGTTTTCGTTGTGTTCTGCAAGTGACCATGTGTTTGCACTTCGGTCAATTGAGTAAATGTCTTCGTTAGCACTCGCCGATGCACCTGTTGTTACTCGGTCAAGTGATTCAAAGTCGTTACCTGCGGCAGTTCCTTTGTCAGTTGTGAGCATTTGGTTGATGTGTTCTGCGTGGTGCTTACCCATTTCTTCCTTAAGGATTGCACGAATGTCGCCAAGACCGTCATCTTTGTCGGAAAGGAACATTGCTGTTTCACTCATGTCGAATGTGTGGACAACAGTTTTTGGCTTTGCGGCAATGTGTTGGAAGGTTGGCTTGGTTGTTTCTGGAAGAGTTGCGTTTTCTGCAACACCGCCACCAACTGAGAAGGATGGCTTTGCAGTAATAACTCTCCAACCACTTCGCTCCCAAGGTCGCTTTGGTAGGATTGAAAATGCGTTGAACTCTTGGTTCAATTGTGACCAAACCTTTCGACCATAGATTGCTTGGTATGTACCAGCAGTGGTTGAAAGCATTGGTGCGTCTGCTTTGAGAAGTTCGCTACCGGAGTAGGAGTAGCCCATAGCGTTGCCGGCTCCGTAGTAGTATCGCTCCATGTCTGTAATGTTTCTAATGTAATCTCTTGCCATTTAATTCACCTCATTCTCCTCGGAGAGTCCTCCTTGCAAGGGCATGGACTTCATCCCAACCCATATTGCCTAAGTCCTCAGTGGAGGGAACATTAATTGATGAAACAGATGCAGACTTTTGAATAGTCGTGCTACCTGTTGAAATGTTGTCAATACGCTCCGAGAGTGCTTCAATTGACTTAACAATCTCAGCGAGTGGTGCTCGTGCGTCAAATTGAGCCTTTGCTTGTTGTGCTTTTGCAATTTCCATTTCGTTGTTGAAACGACCTGCAAATTGAGATTCAAGGTTGTTTCGGAAATGCTGTTCCATAGCGGCGGCCTTATACACTTCGTAAGCGGCTTCAATATCAGCATCACTTACATTGCTTTCGTTAAGGTAGCCTTTTGACATAGATACAGGACCGAGAGCACCAGCAGGTGTTTTACCACCCGATGATGAAACGGCGTTGATAGCACCTGTTGATGGGCTACCGTTTTCTTGTCCTCGGCCTCGTACCTGTCCAGCGAAATAGTCTGCACCATCCACTGAGTCAGGGTTGTCGAATCCACCGAGTTGTGCTTTTTCCAAGTTGTCAAAGTGTGTTCGTGCCGCAACAGTATCAACACCTGCGGATTTTAGAGTGTCTTCCATCCACGATAGGTATTCTGCTGAGATAACATCACTATATTCGTCGCCTTTTTCCATGTCATCATCCTCTTTCATTTCTTTCTTTTCTTCTTGTTCTTTGCCTTTGCCTTTCTTTTCTTCAATGGCTTCACGGAGTTGAGGGGGGATTCCCTTCTCCATTGCATCCAATCGTGCTTCAAGGCGTGACATAATATCGTTTAGTTCAGTTTCTTCTGTCATACTTTTATCCTCCTTTAGAATACGAAATTGTGCTTCGGGGTTAATTCCCTTTTCACAAATCGTAATCTCATGTAGTTCCATCTTACTGATTTCTTGGTAATCTCCATGTTCCCCATCGGACTTTCGCACTCTTTTGAATGCCTGTCCTCCAATGGAAAATCCTTGCAGATTACCCTTACGGATTTCTGCGGCCACTTCACGAGCCTTTTCAATGTCGTTGCGAAGTGAAACAACCACAAACATACCAGTATCGTCAACTTCGGATTTCCACATCCTTCCGTTTGAGTCAACATAGGAGTCAATAACTTCTCCCACTTGAATGTTAGAGTGAGCAAGTTGCACATTGCGGAACTTGTCGCTCTTCATGAATCCGCCAAAAGCATCCTTTAGTGCTGAACGGGTAATGAGGTCGCCTTGCTTGTCCACCAGTTCAACTGATGCGTAGCCAGCGATAACCATGTCGGAACTGCCCTTGATGAGAGCAATG